AGTATTTCTGCGTTGTTATAATTTTTAGCAACTCTTTCGATTACTTGTGGAAATAACATAGGTTTAATTTCATTATTCTTATATTTACCTATTACTTTATATGGTATAGTTGTAATGTCAAATATTACAAAAGCAGATGCATCATTCAAATCACCACGAGCTACATCTACTGTTAAACAGTATCTATGATTTTCTTTTGGTTGTTCGTATATGTCTAAACCTGCATTTGATAAACCAGGTGTTTGATAAGCCATAGTTCTTAATTTACTTGGATTAATTAAAGTATTTACAGAACCTAAAAATTCACATTCAAACTCCGTTCTAAATTGTTGTTCACTTGTATTTGCTATTGTTTCTTTTTTCCATTTAGCATCACGACCTGGTACTTCAGACCAATGTACTTCTATTGGAACATAACTATTTTTACCATCTTCAGCATCTCTCCATAATTTATAAAACATATTCATACCATGAGGTGTAGAAACTATAATAACTTTAGAAGTTTTACCAGATGATATTGTCGGATAAACTGAACTAAAAAACTGTTCTGCAATATTACCAGGTACATATGCAAACTCATCTAGAAATATAATATTGTATGAACCACCACGAACAGCACTTGATGATGTTGCCGCGGCAAGTATTCTACTACCGTTTTCTAACTCTAAACTACCTTTGTTCCAAGAAATAACTCCTTGTTGTAACCATCTCGGTAAATTTTCATAAGCAAGTTGTAATCGACCTAACAAATCACGAGCCACTGCAGCTTTGTTTGCAAGAATTGCTACATTTACATTCGGATTAAATAAACAATAGTGTAAAAGAAATGCTATGATTGTTGTTGATTTACCAGATTGTCTAGGTAGTTTACAAATAGAGTATCTGTTTTTATGAAATGTACCAACCATCTCTTTTTGAAAGTTATACATCTTAAATGGTTGTAGTCCATGGTCTAGTGTAGTTATCTTAATATATTTTGTAATAAAATATACAGGATTCTTAGCACACTTTTTGAACTCTTTGATATCTTCTGCAGTAAATTCAACAGGTGTATTTGCTTTTTTAAGATTAGGATTACCTAGATAATTTTCAGCCATCTTTTTTTATCATCTTTTGTAACTCAGCTGTTGAACCAACAAACAGAGCATTAGTTACATTTTTAGGTGCACTGTTTGGCACTTCTTTTAAATCTTTTAATTTTCTTTGTAAGTCTAAAAGTTTTTCTGTAACTTCACCCACATTTTTAATTAGTTGTCCAGCAACTTCATATGTTCTTGGGTGTTCACTCTCTTTTGCTAATTCAAGAATACCATCAATAGCATCTTGACCTCGTTCTACTAGATTATAAAAATTTTCTCTACTGTATTTGTAGTCTGCAGATACATCTTCATCATCTTTAGGTCTAGGTACAATTACTTTAGTTTCTTTTTTAACAGGTACTTTTTCAGTAATCTCTAGTAATTCATCTAGTTTTTGTTCAGTTGACTTAACCATAATCTATTCATCTTTATCTTGTCCAGTTTTCGGGTCAAAGGTATCTGCATCTTGGAAGAATGACCTTGTTTCATTGAAACCAAAATTATCTTCATCACCAAGAGCATCTGCTGGTAATGGAGTGACTGTATATCTTTGTTCTCTTTTTGCCGTAACAGTATTCGTATCTGAATATTGGTCTACTTGAACTTGTCTAATAACTTTCTGACTTTGAACAGGACCATACATATAAACTTTTGCTGTAAATGTAAAGTCATATGTTAAAACTCTTCTTGTTGTAAAATCACCATCATAAGTATCTGAATAGTTTACACTATTTAAAACTATTGGAACATCTCTAACAATTTGCATGTCAGGTATTGCATTTAACGTGATTGTATAATCTGGTTGAAAGTAAGGTAAAATTTGTTCTACAATTTGTAAAGCATCGTCACTATTTTTTGCCATTACAAATAAACTAAAATTGACATCATATGGAACAGGCATATATTGTTTTAGTTGTGATTTTTTATCAGACCCTTTTGTTTTCTTATAAGTTTGTATTCTATTTAATTTTCTACCAGGGTCATATTGTAAACCAGTCATTTCAAAACCTATTCTAGGTAATGTGATTGCAGTTGTTTTAGTACCTTGTCTTTGTGGATCTTGCTCTAATCTTACTAAAAATTTTTGTTTAGGACCATATGCTAATGGAACTTTCATTCTTTGAGTAACCACTCCCTGATTATTTGTTCTCACAATATATAAGCTATTAAACAATGTACCAAAAGATACGACTGTTTTTCTAACTATTTCGTGGTAAAAAGTATTATCAAACATTTTTTATCTCCTAAGGTTTTGGCTCTCCAAATGGGTTCTTTTCAGAAAAATCTAATAAATCATCTTCCGTATTGAAAGGTGTATCAAACCCTGCTTCTGTTTCGAAAGTTGCATTATCTGCATATTCATCATTTGTTTCAATGGAATAACTCTCTTGTATTATATATGTCTTCTCACTAGCGTCATCTTCGGTACTAATTGTATTTCCGTCTTGGTCAATAACTCTATTATTAACATCATCTTGGTCTTCTAGTAATATTTCCTCATCAGGGTTTTCACTTCCTAATGTTCCTATACCACCTTCTAACTCAACAACCGAACCTTGGAAAGTTCCCGTTTCTAAATTTACAACATTTACAAGTTCAGGTTCCATAAGAATAGAACCAGTACCTAATGCGGTCTCTAAACCAATCTGGAAGTTTAATGTGCTTACGTCTTCTATTGTTTGTGCTTGGTCTATTTCAGTAATACCAGTATCAAACTCTTCGTGAGAGTATTCGAATACTGAACATTTTAGTTTGAAAACAGGTAAATCAGAAACTTGATAAAATGGGTCTTCGTCTTCGACAAAATCTATTTTGAATAGTTTTTTAAATCTATCCATATAAACAAGGTCACCCTCATTTGGTCTAGAGCTTTCAATCAAGTTAGCATTTTCTCTAACTAACATTTCAAATCTTCTTCTAGATACAACAAAAGTAACTTGGTCTCTAACTTCTAAACCAAACTTACCAATTAAGTCACCCTCACCTGCAAAACCTTGCACATCTTCTACATACATTTCAATCATATATGCAGCACTAAATTTATTTAAAGAGTCTTCACCAAATATATTATCTTTTGCAACTAAAGTTCTAGGTATATAAAAACACTCTTGGCCAAAAGCCTTGAGTTGTTCTATCATCAAGTCTTCATATAATCTTTTTTCTGAGGTCGTGCCTCTATCGAAATAAACATTTGTTGCCATTTATTATCCCATCATATAGTTCGGTGGTAACTCATATGCATTTTTCATCTCTTCTTCTAATCTTTGTATTTCATCTATTGCTTGTTGATAAATTTGTTCTCCGTTAAGTGTAACTCCACCTAACATTTGAACACCTCCGAACTTTATTAAGTTTGCACCCCATTGTCTTTTGATTAATTGTGTGCAATATTTTTTTAAGTAAATATCATTAAAAATATCTGTGAATGTTGCTGGGTCTAATTTTCTATAACATTCTATAATAATAAAATCACCTGCTTTAACGTCTTCACCATAATCCATGTCAATATATAATCTGTTTTTGTGTTGATTAAATCTTATAGGTTTTTCTCCAACAAGTATATGGTCTAATAAATCTAAATGTCTTAATGTCATATCATAATGTATAACACTAGTTGATGAAAAATCATATAAATCATTTAATCTTAATTGATATCTTACATCGAATAAGTTTAATGCTGCCTTATCTGTAAATGGTAATATTCTTGTGACACTCATTACAGCATCTGGCATTGGTATGTAATTCTTTTGTTCTTTATATGCCGCAGTTACTGTGCTATCTGCAGTATCTGTAACAGTAGATAGTGTTTCGTCTGTTTGTGCTCTATCTATTTCTGTTTGTGTGAATTGATGTTTTAAGTAAACTCTTTCAATACCATCATAATGATATTGAGCAAAATATTGTAAACCCTCATCTAATCTATCATCGATTTGTTCATCATCGACATTGACATCGATTACAGGTTTACCTCTCTTTCTTAAACAATACTCTTTTAATGCGTCTTTACTTGCTGGAACTGCCATGTTTTTAATACCTTTTCAGATACTATTTATAATTAACCGAGGGCTACGGCTTGAGCAATTGCAAATCCAACACTAGCCTTAGTGTCTAATTGTGTTTGAATTGAAGAAGTTGCATCAACAAAACCAAGAGATGTTGAGGTGACACTTGACGCAGATACATCACCACTACCATCAGATACTAGAACTCTTGACGCTGTCAAATTTTCCATTTTACTAAATTCGATAGCCGCACTTGATGAAACACTTGCATTTACTACAGCATTTGAGGCTAGTTGATCTGCCCCTACTGCATCATCTGCGATTTTGGCTTGTGTAACATTATCATCTACGATAGAGGCAGTTACTACTGCACTAGCCGCTAATTGGTCAGCCCCGACTGCATCATCTGCAATCATCGACTGTTCT